GTATCAATGACCGAAGAAACCAAACAGAAAGCACTTAATTTATCTGTTTTGGTATTAGGAACTGAAAACATAAGCGGTTACATAAGCTACTTAATAAACAAAGCTCATTTAGAAGCGCAAGAGTAGTATTAAAGGTAATGGTAAGTATAAGATACGTTGCGACTTGCAACACTAAAAATTGAAATTATGAACAGAATTAAGCAATGGATTTTATACAGTGTTATGCACTGCGTATGCCAATTTAAAGGACACGAACCAGAAAAGCACCTAAAAGAAACTGAGGGTAGTATTTGCACTACAAGATGTAAAAGATGCCACTGTACTCTAATGGGTGGTTTTACATGGAAGATTAAACACATACCGCCACCAAACTCTACGCCAGAGCAAATAAAAAGCTGGGAAGATTATTGTGAAAACAAATGGCAACAGCTAAGAGATAGTTGTGCATAACGGTTTTAATAAAAAATCGTTTTAATGTTTTTTATTTATTGTTGTAAATCTTTTAAAATACGTATTAAAATGGAATGGATAAATATAAATGATAGGCTGCCAAATGACTCCGATGATGTTTTGGTTTGGGGCGAGGGTTATTGTTTTTACATGGAGGAATGCGGTTATGATGGTGGTGAAATGGAATTAAAAGAGTGGGTAACACATTGGATGCCCAAACCATTACCACCGAAGTAGTATTTTAATTGTTTACAACGTAAATAATAAAACATCGTTTTAATGTTTTTTAGATTGTGTTAGGCAAAGTGCGACAAACTAAAAACTTAATATAATGGATAAATTTAAAATTAAAGAGTACAAACAAAGATTTTGGCAAGTAGCCGAGGTTTTCAAGAATGGTAAGAAGATAGCTGACATTAACAAGTTCTACGATGTTACTAAAGATTGGATAATAATTTATGATACAGTTGGCGGTAGTGGAACTGGTTGGAATAAAGGAGAGATACTAAACAAAATCTTTATAGGTAATGCTGAATTTTCAAAGGAGCATTGTGCCTAACGGTTAGTATAAGATGCAACGCAGCGACCCGTAGGGTGCAATATATTACGTGTTACCGCCTGTACGGACAAATTTAGTAGAAACTTAAATAAAATAGATAAAATGAAATACGAATATTTATTACACACTTGGGGAGGCTTTTACAATAAAGAACACCAAGATAAACACGGAGAAGTTGAAGGATACCATTACTTTGACACAAAACAAGAACGAAGCGATTATTTGGCGAAATTACGCAAGATTGAAAAAGAGTTAAATGCAATGCACTTAGCAACAACAATAAGTGAAGGGTACAACACAAGAACAGTAACTACATTACACAGGGTTGTAAAATGGGAAGGTAAAGAATACTATACTATCCTGGTTTTAATGATTACCCACTTGGTGAAGATTTTGACTATGAAAACAATGAGGTTAAAACAATACAAGAATGGATAACAGGAGCTTTCGATATTACGGATGAGTAGTATTATTGGTAACACCAAAATAAAAAGCGTTGTGTAGTGCAGCGGAACAATGAATTTTTATTGGCTGTTATAGCGCATTAAAACGCGCTAACGTGGTCTTAATTTTAAACACAAATAAACTAAACGAATATGACAACAGATACACTAGAAAACGGATATTACTGGGTAAGATTTAGGGGCGCCCCATTGATTGCTAGTCATGAAGATGGGGAATGGAAAATATTCGATATATTTCAATATCCTAATGAAGTATTTGAGATAATAGAAAAAATAAAAGAACCATGACAACAACAGAAAAGATACGTAGATTCTTTATATTAGTATTTGTAATTATAATTACAATATTTCTAGCTACAGCAATAAACGCTTTTATATTAGTTCTTCAAAATCAATAGGTACATCCGACGAAGCAACAAAAGTAAAAGGGATCTCATTCATCTTACCCTCTACCTGTCCAACGTTTGAGGATTCTATCACTATATCGAATATATCGAATATATCATTTAAGAATCCGCTAACTATAGGTACCTGCCTGGCAGCATCAAAGATACTATTTAATAACCTAGCTTCATTATATGGTATAGTGTTGTTTTCAGATGACAACATACCCCTACATGTTATTTGGTAGTCGCCATTGCCTACATACTCTTTAACTGTCCCGTTACGCCCTTGTATAGATGTTTTAATAATGTTTCTAGGCTTGTTAACCTCAAACACAACGGTATTAACAGTTAGCTCAGCCGTTTCAATAACATCACCCTGCAGACTTGTGTATTTCAGCTTAGGAATAAACATCTGATCAATGATAGGCGTACCAAGATAAGATTTTTCTGTTAGTGCATCTTCTGTTACAGCAGGTGGCAAGAATGACTTAGCTACTACACCTTTAATAACTTGTACTGCAGCACCTGTTATAAAAAATGGTGCTTGGTTGGCATTTACGTCTGGTAGCTTTGGGGCTTTAAATATTTGTACTGGCATGTCACAAAGTTAGTTATAATTACGCTTACCTACAACCATCTTAGCCTCACGGCCTCCACGTTGGTATAACAGGAACTCACGCTGGAAGTATTGAATTATCATATAGTCATCTGTGTCATTTAGATGAGCATACTTCTCATAAGTTACACCAGTATTAGGATCCTTAGCCTTTTCTTTTAGCTTTGTCCCGTCACTAGCTTCTTTAGTATAGAGGTAATCCGTTATAGTATTCTTGCATTTATCAGATATAAAAAATAAGTTTCCGCCTAGTATCTTTTCATTGATAAAGTTACCACGCATAGCAACAGGAGGGTTTCTAGTTGGCAACCTCAATGATGGGTTGTACTCCCGTAAATTATTAGTTATTATAGTAAAAAAGTTTTGCCCTTTCTCTAGTTTGGTATCTGCTTTTAATGATGTCCTATCACCATAAACATATAACCCGGATTTATTTACTGGGTATCTACGCTTAAATTCTGTTAACGTATGGTTTAACGTATTGAGTGGATTTGTTAAACAAATTTCATCTATCTTGCAAACAGTATTACCTTCTGCTTGGTAAATTGATAACGACAAATAAGGGTTTACATTCTCATCAAAAGAAATATGTAACGGTAAATCTGAATTATAATAAATATCACTTCTAACATGTACGGAAGGGTTGAAAGCCTTATAAAACTCACCTCCTTTAGTTAATCTACCCCATTCACCTAGAGCATATATTTTATAAAAATTGTAGTCGCTTTTCTTATCCGCTTCAAAATCGGCAATGGTTTGTATGTCGTAAAAACCTTTATTTAGTTTATCATCCGGAAAACCTACCACCCAATAATTATTTAAGTATGTTGAACGAATGATTAACGTATTCGGAGGTATTGTTTCTAGTTCTCCTTGTGGGTTTTTAATCTCTTGTTCGTCGTTGCTCCACTTTTCGCATACCTGAGTATAAACATCTTTAGTTATCCCGTTATCAATTGTTACGGGTAAATCTATTCTTGTTTGTTGGTCGAATACATCTGTCTTTATCCAGTGCATCTCATCAATAGGATTAAAATCACTTATAACCTGTTGACCTTTCTGCCCTCTTAACCTTTTACGTATTTGTTTAAAGTCGTGGCTATCGAATGCTGAAATCTCATTATTATAAACACGCTTGTATTGTGAGATACCTTTAATCTTCTCTGGGTCGTCCATACCAGCAAAATCTATAACGGCACCATTAGCACATCGTATTTGCTTTGGTGACTTTAGAACTCTGAATATTTCATTTAATCCCCAATCGGCAATAACAGTTTTAAAATCCTTGTATACTGTTTTTTCTATTGATGAGTCAGTTTTACGAAATACTATTGTATCGGTTTTTTCTTTGAGTGTAGAAAAGAGTATAGCTTGTACTGCTGAATAAGTTTTTGCGGATGAAGAACCACCATATAACCAAATGTACCTATATTCTGGTTTGCCCATTGCATCGATGAGATGCCAAAAGTTAGGATTAAATAGTTCGGGGTTAAAATTAACCTTTGTTGTTGTCTCCAAATCCCACGTCGAATGTATTTACCTTGATTGTTTGGTCTACTTCTTGACGGTCTACCCACCCCATATTTTTGAGTGCAAATATGTCTATTGTTTGACCATTTCCTTCGTAAGAGTTCTCTACTGCTAGCTTTGCTCTTTTAACTACGTAAGAAAAGTCTTGTTTTTTACCATAATCAAATAAGCTTTGCCTGGACTCAAAACCCATGAATAGTGCTAGTCCGGTTATGGTTATTTTTTCACTATGTTCTATTGACAATTTAATATATTCTTTGGCTTTAGCTTCAAACTGGTCTGGTGTTTCAAATACAGGTGGTCGTCCTGTGTCTGTTATACCTAGAGCGTATTTATTTCCGAAAGGTGCCGCCATATTTTTAAACAGTTATAATATTAACGGGTACTTTTATCACTTCTGAAACTTCTAGTGCTTCGTCTGTTGATATAAAGTCTCGTGCATTAGTTATAGGGCTAAACATTGAAAGTATTTGTTTTCTTTTATCAAGTGTGGACCCGTTAAAGTATAGTGTTGGGTCTGCTGTTGATTGTAGATGTATAGCCATTTTGTAAAGGTAGTGAAAATTAATTGATATTAAGCCATTGAGTATAAACCTCGGTTGCTATGTTTGCAGTCATTACAGGCGGAACGCTCATTCCTATTAAGTATTGATTTTTTAATCCTTTGAAATCGTAATCCATAGGATAAGAACCGCCTTTCCTTAGTTCATTATTATTTATCAACCTTTTTATATCGTAGTGCCAAGCTCCGTGATTTGGGTCTGCGCATATTGTCGGTAGTGATTTATTTGGGTCTGATTTATTGTCTCCAAAAAAATGACCTTTCGGATGTTTTGTACTAAAACTTTGTCCGTATTCTACCAAATCCCAGTATTTACTTACTTCTGTATGGATTCTTGTTTCTTTATCTTCATTGTCTGCTATTTCCTTAAATGGTATTTCTTTTTCATTAAAATTCAATTTAAGTTTAGGTACTTGCGTAAACATATCTTTTTGATATAAAAAAGGTTCTGCAAGGTCTTTGCGTAAACAAACAAAAAACACTCTTTCACGTCTTTGAGGTACACCCATTTTTGAAGCATCTAAAAGCCAATGTTGGCAGTAATACCCTGCTTTGTCAAATTCTTCATAAATCTTTCTTACGTAGTCAATAGCATTACCTAATAATAACCCTTTTACATTTTCAGCAACTACAATCTTGGGCTGTAGTTCTTTTGCGAGGTCAATGAAGTCAAAAAACAAAGTATCTAAAGTTTGTTCTGCTTGACCTTCCCGAAACTTCTTTTCTTTTCCCCAGTCTTTTTCTCTATTACCAGCCATACTAAAAGATGAGCAAGGTGGTGAACCGTCTAAAATATCAAGGTTGTATAATTCTTTTGGTAAGTCCTTTCTAAGTTTAAATGTTTGTATTGGTTCTAAATAAGCATATTTAGGATTATGATTTACCTTGTATGCTGCAATCATTTTAGGGTCTATTTCATTGCATCCTAAAACATCAAATCCAGCTAATTTATAACCCATAGTAGAACCACCACCACAAGCAAAGCAACTAAATACAGTACCTTTATCTTTTGTGAACTTTGCATCTTTTAAGGTCCATTCATATGGGAATCTATGTTTGTTCATATCTTACAGTTTTCTTCAAAGTCTTGTTTGGTGAATTTTTTCATACCTAGTTATTTAATCGGTTTTTATCTTATTACGTTAGCACCATTATTGTCTTTTAGAAATGTATCAATAACCGCTTTTTCATTTCTTAACCAAATGTCATAAAATTCTTCAAAGTCCTCATAATCTTCAGACCACTCAATTTTACTTATCTTTCCATCACTCAAGTTTTTACAAGCCATTCTCCAATCACCTCCTTTATCAAATGCTTTTTCCATATTTTCTTTAAAAAATAATCCTATATTATTTAGTTCTTGTAATAAAAGATAATAATCCTTTTCAGGGTTAATTATTCTTTTATTAAGTGTGTCTACTAATCTTTGCATCATTTCATCCATAATATTATTTATTAAAAAAATCGGGCACATTTGTACCACTTCCTATTGATGTCCATTCATATTATATGCTCTCGAGAAACCTATGTTTTCCTTTATACGTCTTAAAATTATTCAAGGCAAGTCGTATAAATTATGGACACCCATCAAACTAGCTAGGCTGGACTGGTTTTTTAATTGGTTTCTGCCTTTTATGTTTTTTTATTTAAGTGCTATCATTTGTTCACTAAAAATATAGATAAGAGCAGGTAAAAGTATTCCAAAGAACACTGCTATCCAGTTTTTGCGCCAATCGAATTTTGATCCTTTACGTTGCCAATAATGTATAGAGTAGTAGTATAGGTTTATTACTATTTCTATTGCTGCACCTATCATTGCTAATTTTGGTTTACCTATCCATACGAATCCGAATATAGCTCTTCAAGCTTACTGAATGAGTTGAAAGTATACCATGCGTGAGGTAGTTGACTAATTATTGAGGCTATAGTTAAGCCCAGGAAAAGGTAGTATTTCATAATGTTTTAAGTTGTTTAAGTGTTGTTTTCATTCCTATTAGGAATATCTGAGTATCGGTTACGTTATATATTTCTATAGAATCACCATCTAGTTTTTTATATTCTACATTTAGGTCTTTTGCAACTTCCTTAAATGCATTAAAATAATCTGGGTCGATGTTTAGTGTTATTGTTTTCATGGTTTTTGTTTTAGTTTGTTTATTTTACACATGTCGCCACTAAATGACATATACAAATATCCCTCAGAGTTTGGTATAATATCTAATTGCCTCCTCATAAACTCACTATCGTCAAGCATGAGTACATAACTTTCCCAGTTTAATTGGGCAAGTTTTTCTTTTTGTCTGATATTAATATCTAAAGTATCGGTAAAGTCATATGTATAAGGTTTAAGTTGTTTGCAGTTTAAAATTCAAACCCATTTTCATGCCTATCATTACTAGGTCTGAGTTTGTCGCTTCTAATATTGTTATGTATTGAAAGTCGTTTTCTGACTTTATTGTAACGTATGTTATACCTGTGTCTTTTAGAGCCTCTATAAATAGGCTGTAGTACTCATTTGTAATTACTAGTCCTTTTTTCATATCTATATATCTATTAGTTTATTTTACACAAATATATAAAAATATATTAGAATGACGAAGGTTTATGATATTTTATTTCACAAGCCCATCCACGTTCATTCTTTGCTTTACGTCTTTGGAAACCTAATTGAGCCATTATGCGACCTAATTTCTGTGGTGTAGTATTAAGCTTTACCTTGCCATCTGATATGGTGTGTAGTCCTTCCATAATCTCCGCATTGGACATCCATTTCTCATCTGAGTGAATAAAATGCTTAACAATCATGGACGTTTCAAAGTCAATAACTCTATAATCTTCATTTGTAAGGTCACGTTTTTTAGCTTCTTCACTAGTAAGGTTATAGTCAAAGTCTTCTGAATTATATAAATGCCATGCTTGCTGCCATAGTTTATGTATATCTATTTTTGAGTAGGCCCAATCTATATCATTAATATAAAAGCATAGCCACCTAGTATTTTTATCATCTACTAAAAATTCGTGCCTATTTGTTGAACCCCAAAAAGAGCATGTACGTGGAAAATATTCTTTATTGGATGCGTATGGTAGTCTATCCTTAACACCTTTACATGAAATAGTGGCTTTTAGTTTACCAAGGTCGCCACGGCTTAATGAGTCTAGTTCCTCTAGGTTATATATAAAGTTTTCACATAGAGCAAACCTAGAATCTTTATTATCTTTTAGCATCTCATCGGTATAGTATTTGGTGCCAAAAGGGTTTAGCCATTGAAGAAAGAACGATTTACCTATCCATTGTTCTTCTGAAACGAGTGTAAATACTAGTCTATTATAGTTTTCTGATTCTATGGAACAAGCAATGTTTCGTACTAGTGCCTTTTTAAACATTTCCGAAAAATAGGTATGGTCATCTTTTATTTTGAAGTGGTCAGCTACATTTTGTATGTGGTCAACACCGTCCCATTCTGGTATTGAGTGAAAGTAACTAATGAAGGGGTTATATTTTTCGACAAAGTTTGAACGCAATAAAGATTTTAATCCGTCCATGGTGAACTTAATCTTTTCATGTAGCATTTCCCTAAATATGGTATCTACATTTAAGTCCTCCCATTGGCCTTGTGCTTTCTTCATGTATGGAAGTCTGGATATAACATCTTGGCGAAAGCTATAACGTTGTTCCAAAAACATTTCTGCCTTTTCTATTGGGGGCTTCTTTTCATATTCCCACTCCTCAGAATAGTTTTTTTCTGCTTTTGTTATCTCTTGGTTTACTTGGTCTACTGGTATATTTAATGTTTCGGCAATAGTGTTTTTATCTTCTGGGCTTATCTTATTACCTTTACGTGTTTCTTTGCGTACAGTGGACCATACTACTTTTAAATTATCGTTTTTTTTTCCGTAACCTCGTTTTGCTAGGTCTTTAGCGGCGGATTCAAAATCCCCGTTATAAGAAAGTAAAGCTAGTATCTGAAATGGTGTATATGCGCTTGTTTCTTCAAATGGGTAAGCATTGGAGGAGAAGACATAAAACACGTTAGGTGCTACAAACCCAAACGTGGCCGATATACCTTTTTTCTTTCCTGGGCGTATCCAGTTTTTATCGCCATGGTTTTTCCATCCTGAAGAAAGAAGTATTTTTTTAGCCTCTTCGATTGATGTTGATGTGTCGTTATTGTATTCATCACCTGGTCTATCACCAAGGTTATTAATATGTGGCGTTGAGTAATCCTTTTTATCTACGTACTTATTAAATGATTTAGCGGCACTAATAAGTATGTCGCGGTCCTCCATTGTTATATGAGGTATATCTAATAGGTCGCCGGACTGCATTTTATACCCTACTGTTGGTGCTGCTATGATATAACCACCTTCGCCACGTGTCTCTATAACTGTTGTGGGTCGGTCATTATCGCCGGTCATTCTAGCTAGTTTTTGATTTCCAGACGGGCTTTTGCTTCTAAAAAAGATATGATAACCTCCTGATGGACTAGATTCTATAGGTAGATTATATTTAGTTAAAACCTCTTCTACCTCTACTATTTCAGAGTATTCTTTTAGTATCTGATCGGCGTTTCCTATGTGGTTATCAAAGTCTAGGCATTCGAGGCCATTAGATACTTGACCGCATATAACCGCTATTCCGTTAGAGTTTTCAAATTCTGTGGGGTTTATCTTTTCACGTTGATACTGTTGCCATTTGGGTACTGTTGGTGCTTTTGTTTCAGGATTAACGGGTAGTATTGAAAGTCCTGCATTAATATATTTTGAAGCTATGTCTATCATCTAAAGTTATTTTTAAATCTTGTTATCCATGTATTACTGTAACCTTTGGCTTTGGCATATTCTTTTAGTCCTTTTTCTTCATGCATATTAAATATTTGATGCCATACCCATTGAGCGTTATAACCACGTTGTTTAGCGTATAGTTCAAGTTCGCGGTATGTCATTGTTCGTAATGGTACGTGAGTCTTTTCTATGAGTTCCATAAATTTCTCTTCTTTGGATTTCGGAAAAGCATCGCCACACCAGTCGCATACTTTTGCAGATACGGGTACTAAGCTTTGGCATTTGGGGCACTCCTTCATTGAAGTTACGCCGTCGCCTTTCTTTTTTTCTTTGTGAAATAGTGTCCAATCGAATGTTTTATTATATTGTCCCTCGGCCAACCTATCTACGTTACCACCAAAGTCGAGAAGGTATGAATATTCTTTACCTTCGTTTGGTGTTGCTCCGCGCAGACCCATCTGTAATAGTAGAGCTGTCGAGTTAGTTGCTCGGTTAAGTATAACGCACATTAATGGAGGATGATCGAACCCAAAGGTAAACATATCAACATTAACTAATACTAAATATTCGCCATTTTTCCAATCTTCAATATTTCCAAAGTGGTGTAAGTTAGATGTATAGTGGTCGTAGGCTTCTTTTTTTATTTTGTATTTTGTGTGCTCTGCCTTTTTCGAATCTTCTTTTGGTGGTTTTGGTTTTGTTGGTTCGGAGGTTATAAATTTGGCTGTTATACCTTGGTTATTGAACTCTTCACATGTCTTAACCGCGTGTTGAATATTAACGCAGTAAACAATGGTGCATACATTGGGACATATATCTAGCCAGTTGCGCACCACCCCAGAGTAAACCTTTGAGTTATCAAAACGTTGAAATGTTTCATAGTTGTTAAATTCTCCATCGCTCGATTTTGGTATTCCTTCCGTATCTGCTATTGGTGCATCGTATACACGTAAAGGAACGGAATAGCCCATATCTTCTAACTCCTTAGTTGTTGGCCCTATAACTAATGATTGATATTGTTCGCCTAGTTGTATTTGTGAACCTTGGCGTATAGGTGAACCGGTAAACCCCATTATAAGCGTATCTTTAAATAGAGGGTCGTTAAAGATATAGTTAAAAGATTGCCTATGTGCTTCGTCGATAACTATAAGGCAGTCTTTTAGTTCGTCCCTGTACTCTTGTTTTTTAAGTCTATTTTCTAGTGCCATTGATGTGGACATGTAGATATTATTGGGTTTAATATATTTTGTACCTGCAGTTATGAACTCTGGTGATAGACCAAATGCTACTAGAGATTTATTTGTTTGGTTGAATAGTACTTTTCTATCCGTTATCACTAGTGTTTTTTTAGCTTTTGATGCTATGTAGCAGAATATTATTGTTTTTCCGCTACGCATGGCAGCATAGACTAGTATACGCCTATGCCCCTTTTTAAATCTGTCTAATATAGATTCAGTTACCTTTTCTTGGTAAGGGCGGAGGGTTATCAACTAGTTTTTATTTAAAAAATCCGAGGTATAATAAAAAGTCGTTGCGGTAAACCATCCAACTAAGTAATCACTTTTTAAAATACAGGTAAGTCCTATAACCATTAATATTGTTATCCCTAATGATATTAAGTAATTTTTTAAGTCTTTCATATCCCCTTTAATATTTTAGCTGCATATTCTCTTTTCTTATTGATTTTAAAGCTTGTCGTAGCTTTTGGATGCCTTTTTAGGAACGTTATAGCGTTTTCAATAGCTTTTGTTCCGTTACCTTTAAGGATGGCTAATTCGCCACCCTCAATAAGTTTGTTTATGTCGATATTCATTAGAAATCTAGGTCATCCTTTTCTTGGGGTTCTTCACTACTTGGCTTAGAATCCAACATAACCATTCCGCCTCTAAACTGCTCTAGTACTATTTCGGTGATATATTTTTTCTCACCATCTTTTTCCCAGCTTCTAGTTTTTAATTTACCCTCAATATATATTTTACTTCCTTTCTTGACATATTTCTCAATAATATCAACTAGGTTACCAAATACAGTAACGTTATGCCATTCTGTATTGGTTACTCTTTCGCCACTTTTGTTTTTGTACGACTCACTAGTAGCAATTGAAAAGTTAGCTACTTTGTTACCGTTTTCAAATTCTTTAATCTCTGGGTCTTTTCCCAAATTACCTATTAATTGTACTTTGTTTAGCATTTTTCTGTTGTTATATTAGTTAGAATTAATTTTATTGTAACGTCGTCATGTTCTGTTGCTTCATAATGAAGTATATGAACGAATTCAAAGCTGATAAAAGTTTTTGCTTCTAAATATAACATACTCCCTATACCTATACCAGAATCTATTTTAAATATTAATTCAGAACTAATTTGACTATCATTGTAGGTGTTTTCTTTTAAAAACATATCTACATTCTCCTTTTTTATTCTCATTTTTCTAATATTTTAATTTGTTTTTCTACTAATTCCCAAAATATGGGCATTCTTTTTTCTAATTGTTCAATTATTGTTTCATCTCGCTCAACCGTATAAACATATAAACGTTTTGGTTTATGAAACTCTGGGCAGTAACGAACAAAGTCACATGACTTTTTATTACCTATCCACATGTGACCGTGTATCTGCCATTTATGGATAGGGTCATAACCGCCACGCTCTATAGTTTCCCACATCACACTTTCATTGGCCACTTTAATCTCTAAGCTCCTATCTTTGCCAATGTTACCATCTGGACTGTCACCATAGTTGCCAAAAGAATAAAAACCTCCGTTATTAACCTTATACATCGTTTCAGCTTCATAAAGCTCGATTGCTTCTGGTTCGTACTCATGGCCACGGTCAAATACTTTTAGCTCTAACTTATCTTGATAAGGTCTACCCGTTACTATTTCATGTGACAATTCTCTGGCATATTTTATTGCAGGAGGTCCAAATTTTGCATTTTCATCAAACTCATCCTTTTTAACGGTATGAGCCATTATACTTGTGAAATTAGATGATGTTGCTCGTTTAAGCCTTAGTTGCTCCCAATCATAAGTATTTTGCTCTACATCATGGAACTTTCTCATTCCTCTAGTAGTTTTTGCTCAACCTCTTTACTGATAGAATAATTCTTCTTTATACTATCAATAGAAGCGTTACCAGATTTAATAGCCTCTTTTGCTTTGGTAAACTTTTCGCTGTCTAACTTTATTTCAGGCTTAACTACATTAGGCTGAATCTTTTTAACACGTACACCGCTAACAATATCACCCATTAGCTTAACGTTATTATCAATGTACAACTCTATTAGTACGTTTTTCCATTCCTCAACAAAAGGCGAATGGTTACAGAAAGACTTTACTATTTTTGAGTTTGTAGCGTTTAATACTAGGGGTTTAATATCCTCTTTGAAGTAGGCGATGTTAAAGTTTCCTTTTTTACCGGCTACAGAAGTATTAAATTCCTGTTTAACATGTGTAATAGTAAATACTAATCTTTTTTTCGCTTCAATTAGGTCTTCCAAATCTGCGGAGCCTAAATGGTCGCTTTTAAATACCTTTCGGTAAT